TCAAATTTTCCAGCGTATAACCACCTTGTCAGATGTGACTTGCACCTTGTCAATCAACTCTCTGACAATAACTTTTTGATTATCGTAGGACATATCCAGTACACTACTGGCATCTAATAGCTTTTCTATCTTCTTTTTTTGGCCCGCTTGCTTATCAGTTGATGCTTTTTTTATTTCTTCTTCCAGCGTGGCCCTCTGCTTGATAAAATCTGCAGACTTGGCCCTTAATTCGTCCAGCGTGATCCTATCGTCCAAGTATAGATCGTTTAGCTTACTTAATTTGAGTGTTAGACTGTCTATCTGCTTCTGGATTGCTTGCTTGTCAACCGCTGGGCTTGTATCGTCCGAAAACAATTCTTGTATCTTGTCTGGATCATTTTGTAACTGAGAAATGCGAGTTAGTACATAATGCTCTAATAATTCCATGTCATAATAGCTGGATTCGCATTTCTTGTTGTCATTGTAGACCGTGACACCCCTTGTCTTTCGCGGGTGTCGCTGGTAACACTCATACCGTTTAAATCGTGAGCCATCTTTCCTTACAGCCCCTAAAATAACTTTAAGGGGCGCGTGACAGTATCCACATTGTGCCAGGCCAGATAGCATATATTTTGATTGAAATGGTCGAGGGTTCGACAGCTCTTTGGCTGTTTGCTGTCTCTTTGCCAGTTCTCTTTGAGTCTGCTCAAAATCTACTAGAGAGATTATGGGCTTGTGTGTACCCTGGAATGTTTGGCCCTTGTATTGATTTAGTCCACAATATACAGGATTGGCTAGTATTCCTCTGATTGTGCGATAACTCCAAGCCGGCTGTTTTGGGTGTTCCTCGTTGATTTTATCTCTAAGTTTAGTTATTGACATACCAGCCAAGTATGATGAATATATCTCTTTGACTGCCAGAGCCTCATACTCGTTAACGGTCATTGACCCCGTTTCTTTGTCGTAGTTGTACCCGTAGGAAGTTTTGGCCCACATCATAGACTTTCCAGCTTTGGCACGTCCTAACTTGCCTAGTTGCATACGCTCTTTTATCTGCTCGCGCTCTAGCTGAGCGAATACGGACAATAAACCTATAACGGCCCGCCCGAAAGGTGTAGACGTGTCAAAGTTTTCGAGCAGGCTGACAAACTCGATATTATTTTTTAAAAATATATCCTCGATCAAGTATAGCGTGTCCTTTTGACTACGGCTCAAACGGTCCAGCTTATATACTAGTACTGTATCAAATAGCTTGCTCTGGGCATCTTTTATCAGTTGTTCCAGGGCTGGCCTTTCAGTCGTAGACCCAGAAAAACCCCCGTCAGTATAAACCTTGTATATATGCCAGTCTTTTATATCGCAGTAGCTCTCTAGCTTTGCTTTCTGTTCTTCTATCGAGTACCCCTCTTCTAACTGAGAAAGAGTAGACACGCGCACATATAGAGCGACTTTATTGATCTTATCCATTGTTTCTATACTCCATTTCTGCTAAAATAGAGCACAGAAAGACACCTTTCAAAATATTCATTTTGAAGCCTTTCTTTATCTTGACTACCTCACGCTCAGACTCGCCAAAGTTTGAGAGCGTGGGGCTTTTTATTTACATTAAACTAAAAATAAAATGTAGTAGTGGAATTAGTAACAAGATGCAGATGATTAAACATCCAAGACTACTAATAGCTTGTCCGCAACCTTGTATAGCTTCACCAGTAGTTTCGAGAGCGTTTCCTATTTGTGTAGCTTTGCTATTTTCTACGCGACTTTCATAGTCATAAAACACTTGTTTTACTTCATCCTCAGTAAATTCAATCCCACACTTTGGACATTTGCGAGTGTGGAAAGTTAAAATAATATTATTTCCGCAGTTGTTACATTTTAATTTTAGTCTTGCATTTTCTAAATCCATAACTCCTCTCCTATTCTTCTCTGTACACATCTACAACTTTACCAATGATCCTAAAATCGCTGTTTGAATCAATTGGTATATCTTTGTATATCTTGTTAAAACTTCTTAGATAGGCCTTATCTTTTTCTATAATAAGCTGTTTGATATAGGCTTCTCCCTCGTAGTCAAATACCCCAACCGTGCCACTCGGAAGCTCTACTGTCAATTTAACAAAAACATAATCCCCAGATTTGTAATTTGGTTCCATAGAATCGCCATAAATGGGACAAACAAAATCAGCGTCCACCTTCACAGGCAGTTGAATCGTCTCTATCTGTACTTCATTCAGATATTGCCCTGTACCAGCAGATACAGGCTGGTCGTAGTAGTTGTAGGCTATATACTCAACGACTATATCATGGACTTCAGCAAGTCTCTTCTTGGCTTGTTTTTGTTCCTCAAGTTGCCTCTCTGCACAAGTCAACACGTTACGCTGATAAGGTTCTGGGTCGAGTTCTTTAACAGTATTAACAATTTTGTCAACGATATAATTCTCAACAATATTTTGTGTTGACGAACGAACTTCAACAAGATCTGATTTCATCACACCAAAGTAATTTGCGAGCATTTCTATTTTATCAATCCGTGGATATGTTTTACCATTTATCCAATCAGAAACAGTCATATACTTCAAGTTCAAATCAGCTACTAGATCATTTCTAGTTTTGCCAGATTTTTGAAGGTAGTATTTTATATTTTGAGACATAATCTCTTTATTTCCTAATGCCATAAAAAACGCTCCTTTCACTATATTTTACGGTTAAAGCGTAAAAAAGTAAAGAAAAATGATAAAAAAATAAAAAAAAACGTATTTTTTTATTGACATCACGGTTAAACCGTGATAAAATATAATCAAGGTTAAGGAATTAACCAAAAACAAAAGAAAGGAAGGACAGTATGCTGAACCGAAGGCAAAAGAAAAAAGACCCTTGGTTAACACAACCAAGAGCCACAGTCATAGCGGCGATCATAGCCCTAATCGCCGTGATACTTCAACTCTTATTTAAATAAGAGTTACGCCCGAAGTTGTAGGAGGGGCGCAAGCCCCAACCCTACGACTTAAGTTTAGCATACTGTCCAGAGAAAAGCAATGGACGACAAAAAATGGGGAATTGGCGGTTTGATCGCAGTAGGAGCGATTATTGTGATTGTAATTTTAAATTTAATTAGATAGGAGAGAAGAAATGGAAAAAATCATAGCTTATTCTGTCGAAGAATTATATGAAAAAGTTGCTGAACAAGAAAAACGCATCTCAGAAATTGAAATGCGTTTAGGAATCAAACCTTCGGAAGATTCTTCAACATAAATTTAGATTTAAAGATTTGAACGATAATATCTACATAGTTTTTCAGTACAGGTAATGAAATACTGGTACTTTTATTCCAATGTGTATAGTCATTGCCGACTGTTCGGATAAAATGGAGAGCGCCTTTTAAAAGATCGTCATCTTTTACATACCTGTCAATGGCATTATTAAAAGTTAATTTTGGGTCAGATAGATATTCTTTTGTATCTAATTCAAATGCCAAGGCATAATCTTTAATTAAGCACTCGACAGCAGAGCGGTATCCTGTTCCTGCGATATTCTCTAACCCATTTTCTTCTGCTTCAATAGCTTCGCTGTAAAATTCTACAAATCTAGGAGCATATTCAACAAAAAGATGGTCGATATCAATAGTGACTTTATTGGGGTAAACAAGAACCATAGTCGTTTTATCAGCTTGACGTAAATATTCTTGATTTGTCATGTGGTATTTCTTACAAGCTGGACAATGATGGTACATGCTAAAAATGTAACCCTCTCGGATTTCAATCTTTCCTGCTTCGGTGTTGGTAGGATTATTCCCAATGCCACACCAAGGACAAGTTTGAGGAATTTGAATGGTTAAAGTTTTCGAGACTGTACTGAAGTAATAATCAACAGTAGATAATTCCATAATATTGCTCCATTTGTTTTTGTTTTAATTATACCAAATAACGGTAGGGAATTAAATAATAAGGAGGTGAAAGAATGACACAGTTAACGCTGAAAATGTTAAGGGTTCGAAATAACTGGACTCAAGAGCAGGCAGCCAAAAAAGTTGGTGTCTCAAAAGAAACGTGGTCGAATTGGGAGAATTATAAAACATATCCAGACATACCAAAATTAAAGAAGATTGAATCAGTATTTGAAATATCGTACAACGATATTAATTTTTTAGATAAAATCACGGTTTAACCGTGAAAAGAGGGATTAAGAAATGAATGAATTGGCTTTATCAAATAATCTATCTCAGATAGAACTTGAAATCAACCATCACAAACAAATTGCTGGCCAGTCCATTTGGGAAATTGGTAGGCGATTGAATCATGTAAAGGAAAACGATCTTGCTCACGGTGAATTCACTGAATGGGTAGAACGACAAGGGATACACATTCGTGAAGCTCAAAGAATGATGAAGATTGCAAAAGAACTTCCAAATACGACAACGTTGTCGTATTTTGGGACAACAGCATTGCATCTTATCGCCTCACTTCCAGAAGAAGAGCAAAAAGAACAAATTAAACGCATCGAGGAAGGTGAGAATCCAACGGTTCGAGAACTCGAAAACAAGTTGAAGTTAAGCAAGCAAGCAAACGAGCTTCTAAAGGGCGAGAATGAGGCTCTAAGGGCTTCTAAAGTCGAGGTAAGGGAAACAATCAAGGAAGTTGTTCCAGACGATTACAGAGCCACACAGGAGCTAAATAAGCGATTGTTAGTGAAGAACCAAGAACTGTCCGACAGCATGAAGGCGATGAAAGAGCGTTCTGAGTTTATCAATAACAAGCTAAACGATATGATGGCCCAGCGTGCAGAAGTTGATAAGAAATCTGCACAGTATGATGAATTGACACGAGCGATTGAAGAATCACAGGGCCAACTCAATAGCGTACAAAAGCAAATCTCAGCTTACAAGAATATCACAAGTCTATTGCAAAAAGGAAACGACTTCTTAGCAAGCATGGGCGGTCTGATCTACGCAGACGAAAAGAATGTTTTGAAAGCAGACGGAATCGTCCAAGATGAATTTGATAGCTTCATCAGTCGAGGGTTGAGATTTTTCAACGATCTGAACGACATTCGCAAAGAAAACAACATTTTGGAAGGAGAATTTGAATGACAAATGAAATTGCAAAAATCAACAATGATTTAACTACAGAAGATGTGATGATCCACGCGTTGCAGGAACTAAAAAAGCTGAAAGAAGGACAGTCCGTCTTATCAGCCGATGTAGATTATTTGAAAAATGAACAGCCAGTCAATCCGTCAGTTTGTTTAGCACTTGAAAAAATGCGAAAGCAAAAAGTGGTCGAATTGCTGGGCGGTAAAGATAGCCAAGCATACAAAGATCGAAAATTTGCACAATCGGTATTCTCACAGGCTGCCAAAGACTTCAAGGAATACTTCCGAATCCCACGATATGACTTGCTGAAACGTAAAGACGAAGAACAAGCATTTGACTATTGGGGAAGCTGGGAGCCATCAGCCAACACTAAATTGGAAATCAAAAACCGCAATGGCCAAATGAGTTTGGTTGGTTGAAATGGTGTGGCGTAGAGTAAATAGAAAGGAGAATAATGGCAGAAAGAAGGATGTTATCAAAAAAGATTTTTCAAAGTCGGCAATTCTTGATGATGCCTTTTGAGGCGCAAGCACTCTATACACACTTGATCTTATCAAGCGATGATGATGGAGTTGTAGAGGCTTTCCCAATTGTCCGAATGATCGGGGCAAAAGAGGATTCACTAGGTTTGCTAGTAGTTAAGAAATTCATCTTACCACTTAATGATGACATGGTGTATTTCATTACAGACTTTGAAGAACAAAATAAAATACGTGCTGATCGTGTACAACCGTCACGCTATCGTGATTTGCTACTAGAAAAAACCAACTTAATAGTAGATGGTAAACGAGTTGCAAAGCCTAAAAAAATCAGTGACGGACAAGTGACGGGCAAGTGTCCGCATAGTATAGGTAAGGATAGTATAGGAGAGTATAGTATAGATCAGTATAGTCTAGTAGAGTCAAGGTCAGTAGATAATGACGATGACGCTGGTCATAAATCTTTATCAAAGATTATCAAAGATAGCAACATCAAAATCAATGAGCGTCACACTCAAATGTTAATGGACTATATCGCATTAGATCACTTTACAATTCCTATGATCCAGTACGCTGTAGAAAAAACTGAAGACGCAGGATCTACCAGTTTTAACTATCTTGACAAGATCTTGAAGTCTTGGAAAGAAAAAGGATATACAACACTGGAAGAAGTCAAAAAGTCAGATCGTATCTTTGAAGAAAAGAAAAAAGATCAGAACAATCGGCCAAAAGATTTCAAATCTGGCAAGTATGCACTGCTTGGAACTGATATAAGCGTCCATGAAATTGATCCAGAATTAGGATTTTAAGGAGGCGATGCTATGGACTTACCGCTTGTCTACCATATCAACGATCAAGAGACTTGCTCAATACATTCGTGCTTCATGTGGTCTTTAAACGATGATGTACCAATGCAAGACGAACGCAACAGAACCTTTTGTCCAGAGTGCCAACGTGAGAAGATGGCACGGGAAAAAGAGCAGAAGATAGGACAAGCTCACAACGATACGATTTTAAGAAAGACTTATCAAGTCTTTGACAAAAACAGTATCATTCCTCCAGAAATGAAAAACGCAACTTTTAAGACCTTTACGGTATCGAATGAAACAGATCAAAAAGCTAAAAACTATGCTTTGAGATTGGTACATCATTATTTACAGGGCGGACAAGGGAATGCTTTAATAATGGGTGAAGCTGGACGAGGTAAAACACACATCGCACTAGCAATCGCAGAAAAGCTAAACGCAGATTTCAAAGCGAATAAACTCCCTAAGAGCATCTTATTTGTCAATGTACCAACCATGTTTCAGAAGATACAAGGTGGGTTCGATAAGAAAGGAGCGATGTCAACTAATGACTGGCTGGATCTACTGACTAAGGTTGATTTTCTCTTTCTTGATGATCTAGGCAAGGGAGATCGCGGACAGTGGAAGCAAGACTTTCTTTATACGCTTTTAGATCATCGCGATAAAACCATTATCACAACCAACATGGGAGGAAAAGCGATGAAGGAAGCATACGATGATGGGCTAAGAAGCCGAATTACAAAAGGAGGTCGTGACTTGTACTTTAAATATCCAAGCGATGCAGAAGACAGGAGGAAATTGCCATTTTGATTGACAAAATGATTGAGGGCTTTGAAGCTACTTGCTACGAGCTTTCGGAAGAGATTAAAGCTAAGTTACTAGCTAGTGATCCAGATCGGGCGCGTGGCAAGATCATGGATCTATACGCTTGTCGTCTAGCTGGAAAAATATAAAAAAAGGCCCTTTGGGAAGGAAGCCCAAAAGACCAATAGATAAAACTTTTATAAGGAAATTATAACATGAAGAACAAGAAAGCGCAATGGCGACCGCTAGTTGTGAATATCATGGCAGACGGAAGCCTATTAGATGATTTAACAGGGTACACAATACCCAGAGATAGTGGTTATTATCACGCTATCAGAAAAATAAATAAGGAGATTTGAAAATGTTAAATGATATTTTAGGATGCATGACAATCGGTGGAACATTCTTCGTTGCTGGCTTCATCGGTGCGGTTTGGGATTTTAAACGGGCACAACGGAAGAAAGCTCGTGAGCAAAAAATCAAATCGCTAACAGATGCACTAGATGAGGGAGTGGAAGAAGTCAAAACGGAAGGAGTAAACGAATATTTAGCTTTCCTTGCAGAAGCACGGAAACACTCTCACTCTGATAATGATTGGAGCATGGAAAATGTTCTTTAAAAAATCAAAACGGATAAAAGAGCTTGAAGCCTTATTAAAAATCTATGAAAGAAGGGACATCGAACACACGAATGTGTTGAGGGTGTTACTAAATGGACGAAAACGAAGAAATTGACTACAATGATCCAGACTTATGGTTAAGATTTGGATCATTCAAACGCTATTTAGGTGATGATGAGGAGGTGTAACAATGAGTACATTATACGAACTGACAGGAATCTATCAACAGATCTATGATCTGGACATGGACGATGAAACCAAACAGGATACGCTGGACAGCATCGACTGGAATGAGGACTACGAGAACAAGGTTGAGGGATATATCAAAGTCATTAAAAACCTCGATGCAGATATTGAAGCCCGCAAGAATGAAATTGACCGCTTGAAGAAGTTGAACGATGCGGACAAAGCCAAGGAAGAGCGAATGAAAACCACGCTTGAGGAAAGCATGGAACTCACGGGACATGACCGAGTAGATACAACCTTATTTAAGGTGTCATTCAGACGATCTAAGGCCGTTGAGGTTGACATGGTCTTACTGCCAGACGAGTACAAGAAAGTTGAATACAAGGCCGATAAGACGGCTTTGAAACGACTTTTAACAAGCGGGCAAGAAATTGCTGGAGCTACGCTGGTAGAAAACAAGAATTTGAATATTAGGTAAGGAAAATGAATAAATCAGAAACAATAACCGAGTTGAGCAAGGCTTTCGCCAAAACTCAAAAAGAAATGAAACAACCGCTAAAAGATGCTAACAATCCATTTTTTAAAAGCAAGTATGTACCGCTTGAAAATGTGGTAGAAGCGATCACGGAGTCAGCAAGCAAGAATGGCTTATCATTCACGCAATTTCCATCTAGCGATGAAGCTGGGAACGTGACAGTAGGAACACTTGTCATGCATGAATCGGGCGAGTGGATTGAATATGATCCAATCAAAATGAAGCCAGTTAAGAATGATCCTCAATCAATCGGGTCAGCGATCACATACGCTAAACGGTACGCACTATCTGCTATCTTTGGGATCACAAGCGATCAAGATGATGATGGTAACGAAGCTACACAAGCGAAGGATAAACCAGCAAAGAAAGCCAATGATCCAGTTATCTCAGTAGAGCAAGCAAACAAGTATCTCAAAGAGATTGCTAGTATCGCAGAAGCTAAGGGAAAAGAAGATGGTTCAATTGCTAAATGGTTCTTACAACATTTAAATGTTGCGAACTACAAGCAAATTAAACAATCACAAGTAGAACAAGCAGAAATGCTTTTAGGAAAATTGAAAGGAAACTGATAGATGTATGACACTACCGCAGAAGAGTGGAGGGATATCGTGGGGTATGAGGGCCTGTATAAAATATCAAGCCATGGAAGAGTGAAAAGTTATCATGCAAGATATAAAAAACCTAGAATACTAAAAACATCTATGACGACGACTGGCTATAGAAAAGTAGAGCTTGCAAAGAACAAAATAAAGAAGTCTCTAAAAGTACATAGGCTAGTGGCAGAAGCCTTTATCCCAAACAAAGAAAATAAGCCGTATGTAAATCATTTGGATAGCAACCCTTTAAATAACAATGTCGAAAATTTGGAATGGTGCACACAAAAAGAAAATATGGTTCATTCGTCTATTTATGGAAATCACAAAAGTTTTGCATGGAAAAATAAAGAACAAGTTATTTCTGAATATATTTCGGGCAAATCCATTAAATATCTTGCTAAAAAATATAGTGGGACTAACTGCACAACAATCATCGAAGTTCTAAAAAGAGAAAAAATAAAAAGAAGAACATATACAGAACAACGAATGAAATATAAATATTCTAGAAAAGAGATGGTATCTATGTTTGAAAATGGATTAAGGAATGTAGATATTTCAAGAATTTTAGGGATACCAACAGCATTGGTATGCACATACAAATACAAATGGAAAAAAGGAGAAAAATTATGCTGAACTCTATCTGCCTTGTTGGAAGGCTCACAAAAAACGCAGAACTAAAATATGTAAATGACAGTATGGCAGTTGCCACTTTCACACTCGCAGTCAATCGCAATTTCAAAGGCCAAAATGGAGAGCGTGAAGCTGATTTTATCAACTGTGTGATCTGGCGACAGCAAGCAGAAAATCTAGCGAATTGGGCCAAGAAAGGGGCTTTGATTGGTATCACGGGACGTATTCAGACACGAAGCTATGAGAACCAGCAAGGTCAAAGGGTATATGTGACTGAGGTCGCAGCAGATAACTTCCAACTTTTAGAAAGTCGGAGAGATCGTGAAGCTGGACAATCACAAGGGTATAACCAACCTGATTTTGGACACAACGAACCGATGCAAGGTAATCCGATGGACATCTCAAATGATGATTTACCATTCTAAGCCTATGACATGGATTGAAGAACACTTTTCGAGAGAGTACCCAGAAATCAAGTCTATACAAGATATATGGGACAAGGACGATCTGGGTGGATACCAGACACAGCGGTATTCACGGGAATTAAATAAAGTGATTATCACTAATGACTTGACCGCTATCAGTAAGGATTTGAGATCAATCGGACTTACTCTTTCAGATTTTAAACAGCAACTAACTTTATTTTAAAAAAAGGAGAAACAAAATGAAACAACAAAATGAATTTTACGCAATCGCACAAAATGGAACAAACAGATTTTTGGCAGAATATAAAAATAATAAGAATTCACTAACATTTAGTGCTTATTTTACTGATGATGTACGTGATGCCTTGATTTTCGAAAAAGGAGATGATGAAACTAACGAATCCATGAGAAATCTAGCTAAGGAAGTAGGTGGTCGCTTGGTTAAAATTAAAGCTGAGTATGAGATCACGGAAGAAGATGGATCAGAGTTACATGAACCAGATGAAAGTATTGAAAAGTGCAATCACGATGCCCTTAATATCTTATTTAAAAAAATGTTAGGTCTTTCAGATGATTAATTTAACAATACCTATTGAACCAAAACCTCAGACCCGCCCAAAATTTGGTCGAGGTGGGGCATACGAAGACCCGAAGATGAAAGCATGGCGCAGATCAGCTACATATCTCATTAAAAGTCTATACAAGGGCGAGAAGATGCAAGGTTATCTCAAGACAGAAGTCACGTTTTATATAAAAGCCTCTCAAGTCGTATCAAAGAAACCCACACCAAAAGCTAAAGCGAAAACGTGGGAGCGATACGAACGATTTTTAAACGAGCAAATCTATTGTGCCAAGAAGCCAGATTTAGACAATCTGGAAAAGGCAATATATGACAGCATTTCAGATGCTAATTGTATTTGGTGGGACGATAACCAAGTTGTAGAACATACAACGAGAAAGGTCTATTCACCAAATCCACGAATTGAAATAAAAATTAAAAAAATTTAGGAGATAACAACCATGAACAAAAAATTAGTTTTAGCAACAGTCGCAACAGTCGCAACAATCGCAGCAGTCGCAACAGCGCAAGGAGTGAAAGCAGATGAAACCAACGTACAAGCAACAACTGCAACAGGAAATGGAACAAGCACAGTTGCAGCTCCAGCAGTTGGAAAAACTGGAGCAGAAAAAAATGAAACAACGGAGACTGCTAAACAACCAGTTACTGAAAATTCAAATGCAGAAACAGGAAGCACAAGCAACGATTCAAACCAATCGGGAAATGCTGCACAGTTTAGCAAGCATGACAATATCATTCAAGTAACAAATCCAAATGTGACAGTGGAACAACCAGAAGGCAATGGACGGTACACCCCATTTAAGGTTAAGTACGAAGATATTAAGATCCCAGATGAAATTGAAGTGAACGAAGGTGACAAGGTTACTTTTGATTTACCTCAAGAAGTAAAATTTCAGACCTCCTATGAATTTGATGTGCATAATCCCGAAAAGGCTGTTGTTGGTAAAGCTACAGCAGATGCAACAACTAACAAGGTGACAACTGTATTCAATGACTATTTTAAAAATCACCCTCTTAATAAGAGCATGAGCCTAGAGCTGGATGCAAGTTGGACTGACAAGGTTGAAGCAGGTAAGCCAGTAACTGCTAACTTTAACGGTACAGTTGTGACTGCTAACGTTGGTTCAGAAGGAGTCATTGGTAAAGATGAATTGGTCACTAAATGGGGTGAACAAGACAAAGCCGATCCTACAGTGATCAATTGGACGTCACGGGTTAACTATGCGAAACGTGTGTTAAACTACGTGACCATCATTGACGAGATGAGCGAGAACCAAAAGCTAGTTGATAACTACTTTGAAGTGAAGAACATTGAAAGTTTGGATCCATGGATTGACAAGGGATCTGCTATGGACTTGGTTAAGTCAATCAGCAAATCAGATCATGGTTTTGAGATCAAAATGGATCGTTTGGATCACATGATTTACTTATACTACAAAACTAAACTTGTAAATGCTGTAAAAGATTCAACTAATCCAACCAACAAGATTGAGCTTAAAGCCGAAGATGCTAGTTCTGTTGCATACCAAAAGATTCAGCTTGTAGGTGGTCGTGGTGATGCTCAAGGTGAGAATAAACCTGTTTGGGAAATTCCTAATGACGCTCCAAAATATGGCAAACCATCTATCAACATTAATGATATTCCATTAATGCCACCAGCACCAATCCTTGATAAGCCTTATCTTCCAATCGAAGATATTCCACTCTTACCACCAGCTCCTATCTTGTACAAACAAGAGCTTGTGATCGATATTCCAGATCCTAAACGTGACGAACCAAAACCACAACCTAAGACAGATAAACCGAGCGTTCCTTCTGAAATCAATTCTAAGCCGTCTAAAACGACCGTAGAGCCACGGAAAGAACAAGTGAATGTTATTTATCAAGCAACACAAACAAACGCTCACACGCTCCCTAATACGGGATCAGAAAGTGGTCTAATCTTGTCATTCGCTGGTATGTTCTTACTTGGTGGTATGGCACGGATCGCATTAAAGCGTGAAAACTAATGGCGAAGATTGTCACAGAGTTCTTTAGACGGTACGACAAGCTCATGCAAGAGCAAGGCCCTGCTAGTACATTCTGGAAGAAGGCCGATTGTGAGAAAGTATCTGGTTATTTCTGCAAAGCAAAACGTGAGAGACGGATGCCACCACCAACTCAACTCAAAAAATTAGAAGGCTATCTTGACAATCAATTCTTGCTTGAATGTATGCAGTTCTATAGCGACTACTATCCAGAGTGTATGACGATCAAGATGGACATGGCACTTGATGAATTTGTTTTGAAATATCGTAACAAAGGGCGAAGAAAAGAGCGTGAAGTGGCCTCTCAGCTATATCTTGAGAAGGCTTTGAGGATGGGCCTCTAATTAAGGCTGGCAGATTGTAAAAGGTCTGTCAGTCATAACCTCACAGACTATAATATTTTATACACTGATAAGAAGCTATGTGAGGGGCTTCAAAATAAGTTGTGATAAAGCTACTGGTGGTTTATCACGACTAACCTTGTATATCAAAACTATAACGAATTTTAGAAATGAGGAAGCCTTCTTTACTACTATTATCATACGAGTAAGTCTGATATACGCTTGCGACTGGTCAATATAATTAAAAGTTATTTAATGACGATAATTCGCAGCAATGCTATTGACCCATTGCGTCCTATGCTGGGCGAGGCTTGGAAACCTCAGAGGGTTCAATTCCCTCTATGGGATTAGGGCTGGAAATTTTCTTCCTTATTTTCAAAATCTCCTTATATTTTTTAAAAATTGCGTTTTATTTCATACTATCGACCAGCCCCGATAGTTGCCCGATCACAGACTCCGAAGTGGTGCAATACCACTTATCGGGCATTGCTCACTATAATTTAAGAAAGGTAGTCTTCTCTTTTTCGAAATATAAGAGGGCATGAGCAACCCTCTACATTTTGAGAAAGATGAATCAGACATGGAAATTGAATTAATTAAGCGATCAATTAGATTAGATCGAGAGCGTTTGGCAGATACCAGCAGTAATTTGCTCATACAGAAGAATATCGGTAGAACGGCAGTTATGGGCCGTGAGCGTGCGATTAAAGAAAGGATCAAGGAGAAAATGAAAAAGCTAGAAAATGAATTGGTAACGTTAACCAAGAAATGGTTTACAGACCGTGACCTTGAACACAGTGGACGATTGGACAAGCAATCATTAAAACTAAGTGAGGAATTTGGTGAGCTATGTGCTGGATACCTCAAGCAAAATGAGAAGTTGACTAAAGACAGTATTGGTGATTTCGCAGTTGTTATTGTAGGATTGGCTCTTTTGATTGACGTGGATGTACATAGTATCTTTGAGCAAGCAGATGGTATCATGCGCAAAGAAGTGATGGAAAGTTTTAAATTGCTAAATGCGAACATTTCAGAATTCCAATTGTCACAGAATTTGGCAAGCAAAGAAATGTGTCAGCATAATCTGGTGCATGCGGTTGCTTACTTAAAATCTATTAGTAAGACACTCAACTACGACTTTGTGGAATGCTTCGATCTGGCATATAACGAAATCAAAGGCCGAAAAGGTAAATGGATTGACGGAACGTTTGTTAAAGAGGAGGATTTGAAGAATGAATAAGCGAGAGTTAATAAAAGAATATGAGGGTGCTCGTTTTGCTATGGTTACAGTCAATTCAGTTTTGGAAGATCTGAAACAACTAGACGAACCGCAGAAGCCAGTCGTCCCGCAGTTTGTGGCGGATTGGATTAAGTATTGCAAAAATACATTGTTATCACTTACTCGTGCTCTAATGGTTAATGAAATAGATTTCTACAACTATGCAAACCAAGAAGACCATTCAAGACTAATAACTTTTTTAGAGTCTGAAATTAACCAAAGAATATTCGCCCGCGCTTGGCTTGACGGCTACACAGTTGAGAAAGAAAAGCGGTATTTAGTGAAGATGAAAGGTGTTACAGACCAAACAAGAACATTAAAACGCAATATTGATTTTGAAACGTGGTATTTTGGCAATCCTAATAACTATGAAGATGTAAATGCGCACCACACCCGCAAAGAATTAGAAGAAGCTGGCTTTGGATGGGTGTTTGATTGTGAGGGTATTGAAGTAAAGGAAGTGGAATGATGGAATGGAATAAGTTAACAACAAGAAATATTGCTGAAGATGAAAAGGAATATTTTCATGATGGTATTGAATTTATTTGGGAAGGCAGAACTCCAGAAATTGATGAAGAAGTCCTTGTCTATAACCCAAAGACACAAAATATATATACCGATATTTGGATTGATTATGGAGAAGGAATTGGTTTTGAGAACACCGATGAAGACACGGTATTTTGGATGAGTTACCCTGAATCACCAAAGGAGGCGGAAGAAGAATGATAATATCGACCGAAGAATGGATAAAATTCAGAGAAGACGGACAAAAATTTGCCTTGGAAAAAATCGAAGAATTATTTCCGGACAATGATGATGAGGTGGAAAATGAGTAGATTTGAAATATATTTATCTAAAAACGACCTCGAACATATTGCAAATGGGTATGATGTAGAAATCAAAATCAACGGTAAAAGATTTTTGGAAACAAATGAAATCATTTTGAGGCCTGCTGTGATAAATGACCTCATGAACCCATTGTTAAATTATAGACATAAAATAATTGATACTGAAGTGCAAAATCTTGTTAATAATTTCATGGGAGGCGCAAGATGACAAAAACTATAGAATTGCCAGAATACTATGCACCATTTGGAGAGAATGCACGTTATGGAACTCTGGAAGAACTGAAAGAACTGTTACTCTATAAACGAATTGTGAAATGGGATAAAGAGTTTCTGCTACTCGAAGATGGCACAAAGGTCACTATTGAAACGTCTGAAAGTGACTGTTGTGCCTCTGCTGGAGGAGAATTCCAAAATGTGAAACTTGACGCAGTAATTACAGATGTCAAAATTGGAGAACAAGCAAGAGAAGAAGACGATTGGGGAACAACTACCAGTACAAACACGGTTACTATTTATCATAACCAGAACCCGATAGCTCTAGCTGAATGCGAAGCTGATGACGGGAATGGTGGCTTTTATTATAGCGTAGGTTCTCTAGTTATCGGAAATATCCATTTTCCAGTAGTTGATGCTTGATAATCAGTTTTTAGGAAAGGAGCAACAGAATGACACGACCAAACAGATATCCATATACTAAGAACCAGTGGGAAGAAGAAATAGCACTAGTGTGTTTTAGTGATGGCGGCCATCTTGAGATGAGAAATGAGCGAAATAGAATTACAGGCGAGGTGAAGAAATGAATTACAAAGTAACAGCAAACGGTAAAGAAATAGAGTATGGTGCATTAGTTGAAAAATCACGTTTTTCAGTCGAAGAATGGTCCGCTATTTATGCTGAGATCGTTAAACAAAATCAACCAGAAGTTTTTGAACGTAAAAAGTTAGACAGTGATTACATCGATGCATTTGGTGCTCTAATTGCTCTTGAAGAACGTTATGAAGCGTTGCTTGAATTGTTGCCGCAGGATGAGTTCTCTTACGCTGGCACGCATCCAAAATGGGTAGCTGATGCAGTCGCAGAAAATACCTTAAACAAGTCGGATGTGATCTGCGATGTATCTGATATGATTGAAAGATGCGGAAATATAGAAGAATTGAAAAATGAACTAATAGAGTATTTCGGAGTAGACCAATGACCCTACAAAACTTTATATATCTAGTATTCGCAGCAGTCTGGCTCTCTGGCTTGATCTGGGCTGGTGTGATTGCGTTTAAAAGTAGAAAGGAGAAATGATGAGTTTAGATAATGTGCATATACCAATTGATGGAGATAAGGTGCTTTCAATCGCTCAGATAAATAATCGTTTAGAATTCGCTGTATTATCAAACATCGGGGAGAAATACGGCTATGATCCATTTTTTATTACTGAGAATTATTTTGATGATCTTTATGAATCGTGTCCTACTTTTTCGGACCTACGGGAATTAAAGAATATCATTGATCGTATTCTGGAAGTGGAGGATAAGCATGACTAAACTATTTTACACAATCCTCGCATCTGTATCACTGGTGTTTCTAATCGTGTGTATTAATTTAAACTCACGGATCAATGATTTAAATAATAAATGCCGTGATCTCGAATGGACGGTACAGGAACATGAGTTATCTATCCAGCGACTAGCAGAAAAGAATAATGCGCAGGATGTTATTTTAAATAAATTAAACAGTGAGTACCAGATGCGTGAACGACAACGGGCAGAAGAGTTGAAAGAAGCTGCAGAAAGAAACGGAGTGGGTGGATGAACAGACTAAATGAAGATAAAGCAGATCTATCGCTTCTCTCAAAAGGCAAGCAATATCTAATAAAAATGAATGAGCTTACCATTGATTTGATGCGTGACTACAAAAAAATGACCGCACAAGAAGTCAGCGATATAAAGAGAAGCGCTAGAAATCTATATGAAAACCTTGTGTGGATGCAATATGAATTAGAGGATGGAAAAAATGATTAAAGCGAAATTGTTTAAAAGCAAAAACGTTCGAGGAGAATGGGTGACTGCTGCTAAGCAGTTGGAAGATTTTATTAACGGTAATCTTATTAGTAATGTGATTGAGATTGAAGTAGTAAAACAACTAAAGAATTTTAAAGCGGAAGGATCGTACACAGAGGTTATTGAAATACTACTCATCTATCGTGAGGGTGACGAATGAACATAGCAAGTAGACTATCTGCATTAAAGTATATTGATATCAAAATCAAATCGAAACGGCAGGAGATCGAAAACCTCAAGTCTGCTATTCTAAAGGGGCAGGTCTATTCGGATGAGCCAAAGGGTAGTAAGCGTGGGAATGCCACGGAAGATTTAAATATTAAAATCATTGACGGGGCAGAGAAGATCCGTGCTGAGATTAACCAGCTTATGGAAGAACGCACGCGCCTTATTAATGCCATCGAGGATTTAGACGACCCGTTGGAGAATATCGTGTTGAGATTAATGTACGTTAATGGCTACTCATGGCAAGAAACCAGAAGAGAATTGAACTGTTCTCATGCTACAATCCAAAGAGCAAGAACGAAAGCGATTGAGCATTTAAAAATTGAACCAAACGTTAACAAATGATACACACAAGCTGATAATATAGTATACAGAAAGAAATTCGTAAGGCAGCAGAAACGTTCACAAGCCTACTTGTATTTTGTCTCCTTATTTTTAGTACCGATTGATCTGCATTAGCTTGCGGATCTCTTTTGTTATTTTAAAAGGTGATAATATGAGACCACAGAAGTTAACGATGTCAAGAGGTAAGCGAGTCTTATCTGACTATGGTTCAAGGCAAGACGAATACGCTGAATACAATCGTATGCGATGGAAGTACGATAGAGAAGTCAAAGCGTTTTATAATTCAAAAGAGTGGAAAGCATTATCTCAATTGGTTCTACTTGAGAATGATTATGTATGTGAATATTGTGGAGACGAAGCAACGATGAGTGATCATGTGATTCCATTGAAAGCAGATTGGAACAGAAGATTGGATAGAACAAACTTAAAAGCAAGTTGCAAAAGATGCAATGATAAGAGAGCAATTCTCTATCGTAACAATCTGTTGTGATTGTCAATGGTGTCAACCGACCGATGCGGACGGACGGGACTAGGCGAACAAGCACGGATGGAATTAAAAATAATGTTCGGAATTTACCCCCACTATTTTATTAACGGGGCTATATTGTTCGTGAATCAAAGGACGCGGCCTCTTTTGCACGAAAAATTCCGTTTTTAAAAAGTCACTTGAGTAAAGGAGGTGTCAATATGGGACGAAAAATGAAGCTGGTAGCAACTACTAAAAGTCATTTGACGAAAGAAGAGAAGATCGCACGTAAGAAGATTGAGGACAAGGCTTCTGATGGTTTGGAAGCATTGCAAATCACACCACCAAAACACTTTGATGCGATCGCTAAAGCAGAATACAAGCGTGTGATCAATGACCTCAGAAAACTACCCCTCAGAAATCTTGATCGAGCGATTTTAGAGACCTATTGTACTTGGTATGCGGTCTATAAAGAAATCTCTCGCGGATTGCAGAAGGAAGGGTACGTATACGAGACTAGTAGTGGTAAAGTTTTACCAAACAAAATGCTATACAGCCTGGAACGTGCGACTACAAATTTAACGCGGGCAGCATCACAACTTGGTTTGACCGTGGACAGTCGAATGAAATTGTATGTGCCACAAGTGGAAGAAAAGAAAACAAGTATATTTGATAAATTTGGCGGATAAAGCTATTTCTTAATGAAATGGCTTTTTATTTTAGGCTGTTGGTGTAGTGGCAACACGGCAAGTTCCAACCTTGCAGTCGTGGGTTCGATTCCTACACGGTCTGTATTTTGTCAGAAAGGAGGATTGAAACAATCGTAGATAAGAAATATCAAGACGTAGCATACAGATACGCTAAGGATGTTGTCGATGGAAAACGTATTGTCAGCAAGAAAGTTTATAAAGCGTGCTTGCGACACTTGCGAGATTTGGAAAATATTCCCAACAGCGACTACGACTACTTTCCAGACATGGCGCAGAACCCGATTGATTTCATTGAAATCCTCCCCGATGTCAAAACTGGCAAGCCTTATCCGCTAGCTGAATTTCAGAAATTTATCATTGCTAGTCTGTACGGCTGGCGCAGAAAATCAGATAAGACTATCAGACGTTTTAGAAAGGCTTTGATCTCGCTTGCTCGTAAGAATGGTAAGACTATTCTTGTGGCTGGTGTTGTGCTTTATGAATTTCTCTTTGGTCGTAATCCAGCGATGTCCAGGCAGCTATTCTGTACAGCTAATAATAAAGAACAAGCGAAGATAGCTTTTACTATGACACGAAAACAGTTAGATGCTTTGAGGGCACAAGATGAAGATGTGCGCAAGGCTACTAAACGAGTGCGTGAGGAACTAAGAAATCTGATAGATGAATCCTATATACGACCACTTTCCAAGGATACGGGGGCAGTTGATGGATTTGAACCGTATGTCGGTGTGTTAGATGAGTTTGCAGCATCGAAAACAAATGAGATGATCGAACTCCTCGAATCTGGGCAAGGTCAGTTAGATAATCCATTGATTTTGATTATTTCAACCGCTGGATTTGATTTGAATGTACCGATGCACACAATCGAATATCCATACATTGAACGGATTTTAAATGATGAGATCACGGATGATGGCTACTTTGCATTTATCGCAGAGCAAGATGATGAAGAAGAGATCAAAGATGAAGCCAACTGGATAAAATCAAACCCTATTTTAGAAGTCCCAGCATTGCATGATAAGATGATGAGTTATCTCAGAAAACGTAGGAAAGTATCTCTTGAGACTGGCACGGTAAATGAGGTGTTAGTTAAAAACTTTAATATGTGGCGACAATCATCTGAAAGCTCATACATGGATAAATCAAGTTGGCAACAGGCTAAACTTGATGAAAAACCAAACACACGCAAACGTAGAGTTTGGGTTGGTGTGGATGTAGGGAAGGTTAACGACTTATTCGCTATCTCCACCATGGCCCAGATGGATGACTATTGGTTTTGTGATAGTTTCTCCTTTGTGGCTACTAAATACGGTTTGGTGGCCAAAGAAAAGCGTGACGGTGTGTCCTATACGAATTTAGAGCGTATGGGCGAATGTGAGATCACAACTCTCGAAAGTGGTGTGATCGATGATGAGCGTGTCCTTGAGAAGTTGGAAGAAATGATTTATATGAACGAGTGGGAGTTACAAGCAATATGCTTCGACCCGTACCAGTTTAGTTCATTGATCGCAATGATTGAGAAACGACATCCAGAATGGCCACTAATCGAAGTCAGACAGAATACGATGGTTTTGAATATGCCTACCAGACAACTGAGAGATGAAGTCTTAAAAGGCACAATCAAGCACGCTGGTAATCAACTTCTTACAATGGCTATTAATAATGCGCGTGTCAAGGTCGATAATAACGGTATGCGTATTGATAAAGATAAAAACAGTAATAAAATCGACCCATTGGACGCTCTATTAGATGCTTATGCAGTGTGTTACCTCGAACCATTTGACGGTTCTGGTTACTGGACAAATGAAAAAATTCTGGGAGGAGGTAGCCTATTTTGATTTTACTGAAATATATACACACAATCCTATTGCTTATTGGCATAGGATTTTTAATTTACGGTTTATTTTTGGTCAATCCAATAGTTGGATTTATTTCAACTGGATTGATCTTGATAATTTTAGCAATCTATATTGATCGAGGAGGTGAGATTATATGAGTTTCTTTCAACCATTGGGATCATCTAAGCCCTCTTATGATGATTACATTTCTTCCGTATTATCTGGCAACTACTCCCCAGAATACACGGGAATTTCTGCGTTAAAGAATAGCGATATTCTGACAGCAGTCACCATCATCGCTGGAGACATCGCACGATTTCCACTATTGAAGAAAGATTTTACTGGGAATATCGAACAAGATGCAGATTTGAACTATCTCTTAAATGTTAAATCGACTGGTAACGTGTCAGCACGAACGTGGAAGTTTGCAATGACCGTTAACGCGATTTTAACAGGTAATTCATTCTCACGTATTCTACGTGATCCCAAAACTGGCAAGGCACTTCAATTCCAATTCTACAGGCCCTCAGAAACGACCGTAGAAGAGACGGACGATCACAGGCTAATATATACCTTTCGTGACCGTTTAACTGGCACAGAAGTCAAATGTGAGGCTTCTGATGTTATCCATTGGAAGTTTTTTAGTCATGACACCATTTTAGGACGGTCTCCATTGCTATCGCTTGGTAGTGAGATCAGTTTGCAAGATGGCGGACTGAATACCTTAATTAAATTCTTCCGTGATGGCTTCTCTAGTGGAATTATTAAATTAAAAGGCGCTCAGTTAAACGGTGAAGCCCGCAAAAAGGCCCGTATGGACTTTGAGAAGATGCGTGAGGGTTCGACTGGTGGCAGTCCTTTAGTATTTGACGATACACAAGAGTACACACCATTAGAAATTGATACGAATGTTTTGCAGTTGATTACATCTAATAACTTTACAACTGCTCAAATTGCAAAAGCCTTGCGAGTGCCAAGTTATAAGTTGGGTGTGAATAGCCCTAACCAGTCCGTGGATCAGTTGGCGAAAGACTACGTTACTAACGACTTGCCATTCTATTTTGACGCAATCACTAGCGAACTTGCTCTTAAAGTGCTGGGTGATGAAGAACGCAAGCTATTTAAGATCGGCTTTGATACTCGAAGCGTGACAGGTCGTAACGTAGACGAAATCACGAAGTTGATTATCAACCAAGTCATCACTCCCAACGAAGGGCGCGTGGAACTTGGTAAAGAGCGTTCGTCTGATCCTAACATGGATCGTTACCAATCCAGCTTGAACTACGTCTTTTTGGATAAGAAAGAAGAGTATCAAGCAATGAAAGGGGGTGAGAATGAAAATGGCAAAGAGAATCAAGATGAAAGGACCACTAATTCCGAATAATAGCCAAGAAGCTTACGACTACTTTGGCTTGGAAGCGGTAAGTGCTAAATCTATCACAGATTCCTTCCCAGAAGACAATGGTGACATCATTTTGGAAGTTAATTCCAACGGTGGTCTTGTTACAGTTGGTAGTGAAATCTATACCGCTTTAAAAAGTTATTCTGGGGATGTAACTGTAGAAGTAACTGGAATGGCTGCGAGTGCTGCAAGTGTAGCAATAATGGGTGCTGATAGAGTGCTTATCAGTCCAACAGCCCAGATTATGATCCACAAGGCACTTTATGGATACGTATCTGGAAATAGCGATGATTTGGATAAAGCTTCTAATGCACTAAAATCAAGCGATCAAGCTATTATCAACGCTTATGTAGCTAAAACTGGTCTATCAGAAGAAGAAATTCTTGACATGATGAAAAATGAAACTTATATGTCAGCTAGTGAAGCGGTTGAAAAGGGTTTTGCAGACGAAGTGATGTCCTTTGATGATGTTGGAGCAGTGGCAAGCCTTGAAAATGGATTGTTACCGCAAGCGGTTATTGATGACTTTTACGCTAACCGTAGCAAGCGTAAGTCAGAAATTCAAAATATGCTACGAGAAGTAGAAAAAGAAGAATTACTCAGAGGGCTTTAAGCCCTTTTTCAAATACCGAAAGGAGAAAAAAGGTATGTTTAAAGAAAAAATGGAACAGATTAAAGCGCTGATTGCAAAAGTTGGTGCAGAAATCACTGCTAAGACAGAAGAATTGAAATCTGCCTTAAATACTGAAGATCTTGAAAAAGCGCGTGCAATTCGTAAAGATATTGACGCTTTGAAATCACAAAAAGAAGAAGCCGAAAACGACTTGAAGTCTTACGAGCTTGTAGAAGCTGGCAACGCTGAAAGCGAAGCTGGTAAAGCTCATAAAGTAAAAGCAGAAACTAAATCTTACCGTGAAGCAGTAAATGAGTACATCCGTACTAAAGGTGCAAAAGCTGATGCGCAGTTGAAACTTGAAGGCAAAGACCTTCTCATTCCAATGAACGTAGCAGTGGATCCTACTACTGATGGATTAAAGAAAGCTGGAACTGAAAAAGTAACTAGCAAAGAAATCGTTACGACTCCAATGCGTGAAGTTAAGACAGTTGTTGATCTTAAACAATTTGCAACAATCCACAAAGCATCAAAAGGTGAAGGCTCTTACCCAATCTTGAAGAAAGCTACATCTAAGATGGCAAGTGTTGAAGAACTGGAAAAGAACCCAGCTCTTGCTAAACCAGAATTCACAGGAGTTGACTGGAAAGTTAAGACTTACCGCGGTGCAATTCCATTGTCTCAAGAAGCTATTGACGATGCAGATGTTGACCTTTTGGCAATTGTTGCAGAAGCAGCACAACAAATCAAAGTCAATACTACTAACGATGCTATTGCTACTGTATTGAAAGATTTTGAAGCGAAAAGCGCTGCGAACCTTGATGAAATCAAGCATATTTTGAACAAAGATCTTGATCCAGCTTACAATGTATCATTTGTTGTTTCTCAAAGTTTCTACCAAAAACTTGACACTTTGAAAGATAAGAACGACCGTTATCTTCTTCAAGATTCAATCACATCTGCTTCTGGAAAAGTATTCCTTGGACATCCAGTGTTCGTTGTTTCTGATACAACACTTGGCGCTGACGGTGAAGCTCATGCATTTATCGGTGATATCCAACGTGCTGTACTCTTTGCAGATCGTCAAGAGCTTGGATTACGCTGGACTGATAACGAAATCTACGGTCAATACTTGCAAGCAGTAGTACGCTTTGATGTTAAGAAAGCTGATGCGAAAGCTGGTTACTTCGTAACTATGCCCTAATGCTCCCCTTATTTCAGGGGGATCTCCTGCTAGTGCTACACCTTTAACGGTACCAACCGCAAGTAGCACCAAAGCCGACATCATGGCTTATCTCGATAGCAAAGGAATCACGTACAACTCATCACAAACCAAAGAGCAATTACTTGCATTGATTGGAGCGTGATGATATGGCTGTAACGGATTTAGAAGATGTAAAACTATACTGTAAGATCGATTTTGACTTTGAGGACCAAATGCTTGAAGAAATGATCGATGCTGCAGAAGATGAAATCTGTTTTGCTATTGGAAATGATGTAACTCCTCACGATTTAGCAAAATACGCTAAATTTACGCTTGCGGTTAAAAAGCAAGTCAAGGAGGAATATGAACATCGTGGCTTATCTGCTGACACAGAACGTCACGGACTAGCGAACGGTGTACTTAATATTATCCATCAACTACGCACACGGAGGGAACTTGATGATAACAAGAAAGATGAATCAAAGAGTAACATTCTTCCGTGAAGTCGGAGGTCAGAACGAAGATGGAGAGGTTATCTCTCCAATTCGTGAAAACCTCTATACATGCTGGGCTGAGGTTGCTAAAACTTCCTTAAAAGACTTTCAAGAGGGAGCGAACCAGACTGCTAACAAGAAAGCAAAAGGAATTGTTTCTTCAAGTGAATTGAAAACCTTGTACGTCCGACATCATCCAAGACGGCCATTTGATAGCTCTGATCATGTCAAATTTAATGGATTTAAATATGACATCGTGTCTATCGATGTGGACGAATCATCATTTGATATGGATAAGATCAGTATCAAGAGGCGGACATGACAAAAGGAATAGATCAAATATTGTCACGGCTGACAGAGCTACAAGCGAAGGCCCCAAAGGCTGCACGTTTAGCAGTAAAGGAAGCAGCAGACGAGACGGAGCAGATTCTTAAAAAGAATACTCCAGTTTATTATATCTTGGATAATGTCCACGCTAAAGATGATACGAAAGTGTCCAGCTTTAAAGGTGGTGACCATGGTTTGATTTCAAAAGATATTGGCTATGGTCGTGCTACTGGATGGCGGATACACTTCCCAGATGATGGTACAAAATACCAAAAAGGGCAAGGATTTGAAGAAAAAACAATAAACGAAGCAACACCAATTGTTAAGGAAATATACGCTACTAAAGTAAAGGAGGGATTGGGATTGTGACAATAGAAACAATAGCTTATAAGTTATTAAGCAATAACGAAGAGCTGAACAACTTACTTGATAAGCTACGAGGTAAGAAGTTTGGTCTTGGATTTAAGCAAGGCATCTTTACCTACGACATTCCAGAACGCCCTACGAACGCTTTGAGTAAGGAGCTTGCTCCATTTATGCGTATCTATCCAACGTATGAGAATGATGTTGAGTTCGCAGATGATAAAGCCATCTCGACTGAACACAGGATCACAATTAATTATTGGTGCGTGAATGCCAAGCAGTCCGAACAGATTGCTGAATTGATGGATAAAATTTTAGAAAGTAATGGTTTTGACCGTTACACAACAAACGAATTGCCAAGATACAGAGATAACGATATTGACTTACTAGTGAACGTAAGAAAGTATCGTTTTTTTGATTGGCAACTAGAAAAATTAAGAAACGAGGAATAATGAATGTCAAAAGTTAAATTCGGTCTCCGTGGATTTGAATTCGGAGAAGTAACTGAAAACAACACAGTACCTACAACGATGAAGTTGACTGGTATGAAGTCAGCTAAAATTGAAATTACAAACGAACTTGTAACGATCGCTGCCGATGATGGACCATACGTAGTATTATCTTCTGGTATCACAGGTACACAATTGGAAATTTCTGTACTTGATCTTCCAACTGAAGCACGTAAAGTGTTGTACGGAATCGAAGTTAAAGACGGTATGGAAGTGTATAACAAGAACCTCACACCTAAAGACGTGGCTTGCTGCTTCCGTACATCTACAGAAGACGGGAAAGCTATCTGGATCGGTCTTCTCAAAGGTAAGTTCTCACTTCCAGGCATGGAAACTGAAACTAAAGATGGTGCGCCATCTCCTAAAGAAGATACTGTCACAGGTAACTTTGTAGCGCGTGGTGATGTTGAAACTGGTGATGTAATGATCATTGCTCGCGAAGATAACCCGGCGTTTAACTTGCAAAAATTCCGTGACGCTGTATTTCCTAAAACAGCACCAGCTTCACCAGTTGTAGGTGGGTGATAGTCACTAAGCATGGAATTATTTCCATGCTTTTTATTTTTATTTTTAAACCAAAAAGGAGTAGGAAATGTACACAATCAAGCTAAAAATCGGTGGAATTGATAAAGAATTTACCAAAGAATACATCAATGTAGAAGATAATCTTCTTGCAACTGAACAAAACGTGCGACAATCAGCACTTCTTCAAGACACCAAAAAAGCAAACGACCCTAAAGAGAATCGTAAGCTAAACGAAGCCTATCTTAAAATGTTTGTAGATATGTTTGGTGGTCAATTTAAAGTAGAAGATTTGAAGCAAGCAGATATTGGAATTTTGAAAACACTCGAAAAAATCTATCTTGCAGCGCTTGGAATCAAAGAAGAAGTTCTTGAAGAAATCGAGGATGACGAAAAAAAAAGGGATAAGTCCAGAAGAAGCGCGTGACAATCTCTTAATCTGGTTCCAAGAGTTGATGCAACAGGGATATACAATCCTTGAAATTAAGCAAATGAGACTATCTGACTTTGATTTAATGGTTAAGGCCTTTGAAACGAAGAAAGAAGAATCAGAGAAAGAAACCACGCTTGATAAAGCATTTCCGCTTTTATTTGGTTAAGAAAGGAGGATAAATGGCTGGTAATTTAGGTGAATTAGTAGCAACAGCATCGCTGGATATCCAACCATTCATTGGAAATACTAAGCAATTAAGTACTTATATGCGTGGTCTTGACAAGTCTTTGTCAGCGATGGAGAAATCCTTTAAGAATGTTGGCAAGGGTGGTAAGGATCTAGCTGGAATGAGAACCGTTTTAGGCGAAACTGCAAACAGCATTAAAGCCTACGAAGGAATTTTAAAGCAACAGACAGAACACTACAACAATCTAAAATCAAAGATCGGTGATTTGAGTAGTGCGAGTGCAAAGAACAAGGAAGATTTGTTGGGCGCACGTAATGCGATGTTGCAGACCGCTACTACTTTATCAGATTTGAGAGGGCGGTATGCTGACCTCACCAAAGAAATTAATATCCAATCCAGCAAGTGGACACAAGTTGGAAATGGCTTGCAGTCATTTGGTGAGAAGATACAGGGTATCGGATTTAAAATGCAAGGTGTTGGATCAACGCTTACAAAAGGTCTGACTGTACCACTTCTAACTGGCGCTGGGATAGCAGTTAAAGCTGCGATTGACTATGAAAGTGCCTTCGCTGGGGTAAATCTTTGCCCTCTCTAATAGTAATATTAGAGTAATTAAATCGAGCAAAAACGGTAAAAGCTAAGTCATACAGATATGCTAATACCGTGCTAACTTATCAGATAGCGAAAAGGCTGATAAGCAGTGTAGAGCGTAGGAAGTGAATAAATATAATCTTCCCAAGAGTGTTCGGCAACCTTTTGTAAAAGGTTGAAAATGTACGCCGAACTTACGGGAAACCGTAAGAAGTAAAGGATAAAAAGCCTTTACGATAACAAAATTGAAAGAAAACAGTTGACGGAACTCCGCAACAATTCGCACAACTATCTAACAGTATCCGTGAGATGTCCAGAGAGATGCCATCTAGTGCGGTTGAAATTGCACACGTAGCAGAAGCAGCGGGACAGTTAGGGGTTCCAATTGGAGCAATCAAGGACTTTTCTAAGACAATGATCAATCTTGGCGTCTCTACAAACCTAAGTTCAGAAGAGGCTGCATCATCTATCGCTAAGATCGGTAATATCATGCAAGTGTCTGGAAAAGACCTCGGCACATGGTCTGGACATTTTGGATCAGCCGTGGTGGATTTGGGTAACCATTTTGCAACAACTGAACGTGATATTGTCGAAATGACCAATCGTCTTGCAGCAAGCGGTAAACTAGCTGGTCTGACCGCGCCAGATATTTTAGGGCTTGCCACTGCCATGAGTAGCGTAGGGATTGAAGCAGAAGCTGGCGGAACTGCAATGGCGCAGACCCTTACTGGTATAGGTAAGGCAGTGTCTGGTGTCGGTAAAGACGCTAAGTCTAATTTACAACTTATCGCAAGCACAGCTGGAATGACCTCAGAACAATTCTCGACTGCATGGAAGCAAAAGCCAGCCGAAGCTCTACAAGCCTTTATCAAAGGCTTGCAAAGAGCTCACAATGAGGGCAAGAACATGGATGGCATACTGGATCAACTTGGTATGACTGGTATCAGGCAAGGTAATATGCTCAAGTCCTTAGCTTCTGCATCTGACACAATGGGCGAAGCTGTCCGTAGGTCAAATAGTGCGTGGAAAGAAAATAGCGCACTTACAAATGAAGCAAGCAAGCGTTACGAAACCACAGAATCACAACTCAAAATCTTTAAGAATAAGCTTACAGATATTGCTATCGAATTTGGCGGACCACTCTTAAAAGCGTTAAACAGTGGTTTGGACGCTGCGAAGCCGTGGCTACAAACACTATCAGACATGGCTAAAAAATTTAGTGAAATGTCAACTGAACAACAACAGAGTATCCTAAAATGGGGCGCTTTAGCTGCTGCAATCGGGCCAGCTATTAAATTGTTGGGCGGTGGAGTAAGTATCATCAGTGGGTTTGCTAAAGTTATCGGAGCTACTGCAAGGGGTATCGGTAAATTTAGTGGTTTGCTTAAAACTGTGTTAGATGGTGGCGGTTTTATCAACGGTCTAAAACAAATGGCTACTGGAATGACCGCAACTGGGACTGCTGCGGAAGGTGCTGCTGCAAGTGCTGGCACGATGGGTAAAGCTGTCACGCTTCTAGGAAATCCAGTCACTTGGGGTGTGCTTGCTGGTGGTGTAGCGTTAGCGTACATCGGTAGCATCGCTCAAAGTATGGCAGAAGCAAATGATCGGACTCAAACATGGGGAACATCTGTTAACAAAGTGCAAGCCGAAGAGTTGACCAAGCTTAAAGCTAAAGTAGACGATACTCATGAGGCTATGGTTGGCTTCGGTAATGGTGGTGCGCAAGCAGTAGAAAACGTCCGTAAGAGTGTCCAGGGGCTGTCTAATGATCTTCAAAAGGTAGTTGACAAAGACCTTGAGAAGACTTTGAAAGGTCTTGAGAAAATTGGAGCTTCTGATGAAATCCAAAAGCGTGCAGTCGCGCAAGCTGAGCAACAAAAGAAGAACATCCAAACAATGACGGATGAAATAATCCAGATTTATCAAAATGCATCTGACCAACATCGAAAGATCACTCGTGAAGAGCAAGCAGTTATTTACGATTACGAGAATCAATTTATCAGCAAACAACTAGAATTGCAGAAATACTCTGCAGATCAAAGAACTGCTATCACGAAAGCGATGAATGGTCAAATCAATGATCTGAATGAGACACAGTTATCTGTTGGTGTTGGTGTTGTTGAAAAGTGGATCAAGGATGAAAACAAGCTTTATAAGGAGCAAGTAGAAACCTTGAAAGATGCTCACGCTAAAGGCATCTATAGTCAATCTGAATACAATCAGAAGATGGAAGAGTTGAACTCACAACACAAGGCTAAAATGGAAGCGTTTGGCCGTGAGTATGCAGCTCTTCAAAAGAGATTGAGTGAAAAATCTGCTCTTAAATTGAGCGATGACAATCAACGTAAGTACTACTTTGAAGGTCTGAGAAAGACTTTTGCCGATCTTGGTCTTGACTACGACAAGATGATGGCCAAAGCTGATCAATTCTCTGAGATTGTTGGACGTTCTTCTGGCATGGTTGCCAAAAGTTTGGAAAATATGTCCGCTGAGACAAAAGATGCTAATCTTGCTTGGAATACTTTGGTATTTGATCCTAAAACTGGACAAGTCAAGACCAACGCTCAAGAGGAAGTGACTAAAGCTCTTCAAGCCGAAAACGGCTGGGAGAATATGCAGTTTATTCTCAAACATGCAAATCTTGAAACCAATGCTAAGATGACGATCGGTGAAGCACTTGTTGAAACTGGAAAATGGGATAGCTTGTCTGTACAAGAGAAAGAACTTGTGGTTGGCAATAATCAAGGTATGAAAGCAGTTCTTGACAGCAAGACGTTGCTTGAGCAATACAATGCCATGCCAGCAGAAATCAAGGAACTCTTGATGAAGAATACAGACTTCCTGTCATCTGGTGAACGTGCTACTGCGATCATTGAACGCTGGAACACACTGACACCAGAACAGAAAGAGTTGATCTTAAAGGATGCTGCAAGTGATAAGGCCGAACGTGTAAGACTTGCAGTTGACTCTCTTACTGGTATGGCTCACGTAGTCAATTTAGATGCAGAAGATAAAACACAAAGTGCTATCGCTAGTGCGATATCTAGCATCTTAACGCTACCTACTGATCACAAGACAGATTTGATTGCAACTCCAGACGGTGTAACGCTTGGAAGTAACCTAGCTATGAGTGCACTTGGCTTGTTCAATAATTTCGCAGTGCCTGATAAGCATCTGAATGCCGATGCCAGCAATGCGAACAATGCTGCACAACAAGCGATTAATAAACAACAAGAGTGGAATAATACTCCATCTCCTGTTAGGGGAATCAATGCTCAAGATAACACTGCAGGGCCTGTATGGAGCGCTCAAGCAAACATTGATAGTGTACAAGGTAAGACAGTATATCTTGATGTCGTTAAACGTGTGATAGGTGGAGCAGCAGCAGCATTAGGCTTTAAAGATGGTACAGACTTCCACAAAGGTGGACTTGCGATGGTCAATGACCAAGGCGGTACACTTTACAAGGAAATGGTAACGTTGCCAGACGGATCGTCATTCGTGCCAGAAGGTCGTAATGTTATCCTTGATCTTCCGAGAGGGTCAAAAGTCATGCGAGCTGGTTTGACCAAGAATCTCATGCGAAAATTAGGAATACCGAACTTTGCGGACGGTATTGGCTGGAAAAGTTCGGAAGTTGCGAACGTTACACAACGAATTAAGAATGTGAATGAATGGAAACGAGATAATGAGCAACGTGATCTTGTACCGTTTATCCAAGAGCTAATCGATCAAGTGAAACGTGGTAACGATCGTGAAGAACGGCCAAATCAAAACTATACATTGAATGTGCATGGAAATAGTAACGGTCAAGACTTGACACCAGAATTTATGAAACGCTTGATGCGTGAACTAGCTTATTATACTAATCAAGAGGGGAGGGGGTTAGCTTGACAACATTTACTTTTAACGGAAAGAAAAATACTGAGTTTGGCTTAACAGTCGCAGAAGGCAAGAAAATCGCTACTTCCAGTCCAGATGTGGAACGTATCTCAGTAGCAGGTCGGGACGGTGAGTTACTAATCAGTAACAACCGTCTTAATTCTGCTGAATTGAGCTTTCCTGTTAACTTCGTGAAAGAAAAGGGCTTGATCGCTACGGAAGTTTATAAAATTTCTGAGTGGTTGAACGTAGCTGGTTATAAGGATTTAACCATCTCTTATGATCCAGATTTTATCTATCGTGCTGCATACCTTGAAACGTTTAGTATTGAAGAAACCATGCGACAATTTGGTAAAACAACAATTAATTTTGTGTGCTATCCAGTCAAATTTTACAAGCAAGGTCGAGTTAAACAGACCCTCATGAATGGCGCAACGGTAAACGGAATTGGTAATGTCAATGCAAAACCGATCATCACACTACGTGGATCTGGTGATTGCACACTCACGATCAATGGACGCAAGACTAAACTACTAGGTGTACAAAACTCTATCGTGTTAGATATGCAAGCGAACCAAGTTTACTCTGGCAATCTTCCAGCGTGGAATAAGGTTGTGCGATCTCCAGAATTTCAAATGCCATACCTTGACTATGGGCGTAATTTGATTAGTTGGGATGGCAGTTTTACTGCTGAGATGATACCGAATTGGGGGGTTAAGCTATGAGACCTATACTGTTTAATAAAAGTGAGACTGCTTTTAATACGTATGGTCTCGGTGAGCTTAATGTAACAAAAGGTACAGTCACACGGGAACGTAACGGGAATTATACGCTATATGCTGAGATTCCCGTGAACGATCCAGCGGTTGCAAGCCTTGAGAAAGAAATGAAGCTAAAGGCTGACGCTGGGCTAAGAACCAAGAATCAGACTTTTGAGATCTCCCGTATCGTCAAAGACAGCAGTAACCTTGTCAAGATTTACGGGCAACACATCAGTCACAAGCTAGAATACATTGTATTACGAAATGCTACAGCATTCTCTGGGACAGCGTATAACGCTCTCGCTATCTGGAAGGACGCTTTGATTGGTGATCTAACATTTGATGTCTGGTCTGATATTCAGACCTCAAACAAGGGTTTGTTTGACATCTCCAAAATGGAGAATGCCCGCCTTGCCCTTGGTGGTGTAGAAGGCTCTATTCTTGATCTATACGGTGGTGAATATGAGTTTGACAATATGACCGTGCGATTGCATAAGCAATTAGGTCGTACTGCTCCAACCGTATTAGAGTATGGCAGAAATATCTTATCTGCTGAATCAGATGAGACGATTGAAAGCTCATATACTAGCGTGTTACCATTCGCAACGTACACCCCAGACCGTCCAGAAGGATCAGCAGACGATAGTCAATCAGACCCTATCACGGTTACAATCCCAGAAAACTACGTAGATAGCAAGTACAAGGCTCTCTACGCTCATCGCAGAATTAAAGTTGTAGACTTTTCGAGCGAATTTAGCACGGATAGCAAGAAGAAGAACATTCCAAATCCAGACAAGTTGCGAAAACTTGCCATGGACTACATGGATAAGAACGCTATCGGTAAGCCTAAGATCAATATTAAGATCGAGTATGCAGATCTAGCTAAAACGCTTGACTATGCTGATAACGGCTGGATCGAAGAGCTGGAATTATGCGACATCGTACCAATCTATTATCCTCAAATCGGGCTTACAGACGAGACTGCTAAAGTAACGACTGTTACCTATGACTTCGTTAACGAGCGCAACGAAAGCGTAGAGTTTGGTGATATTGGTACCAATGTCCGTGCAACAATGCAGAGTGGGCTTGCTGGTAAGATCGATGATATTGCTAAAAGTCAAGAGCGGTTTGAAAGCAACCTACCATCCTATCTTTTAAATGCTCAAGGAAATAAAGTCTGGTACAACCATCCAGACAATACTGAGCACAAGATCGGTGATATTTGGTTTGAGAAGAACGGTCTCTATGACCGTATGTACGTGTGGAACGGCAATCAATGGGAGAAACGTATCGACACGGAAGATGTTGATAAGGTCAAGAAAGAGGTCGATAGGCAACTAGAAGAAGCCAGGACAACTACTGACCGTGCTATTGCAGATGCCACCGCAAAGGCGCAAGAAGCTTTAACGAAAGCTGGCACAATCCCCGATACGTCCAAGCTATCCGACCAGATCAAGCAGCAGATCCTTTCTAGCCAAGACTTGCAGAACAAAGTCACGGAGGGGATCAAGAGCGTTGACGGTGACACGATCTATAATAAAATTTATAGGAACATTGAGCAGTCGTTTGCTCCAAGCGCGTATGCCGACTATTTAAACACCAAGCTTTCGGACACGCAAGGACAAGTAAGCAATTTAGACCGTAGGATAGCAAGCCAAACAATCGAGTTTAACAAGCTGACTGAAAGCAACAAGCTCTATGAGCGTATTATCGGTACAAGTGAAACAGACGCACCAGACAAGCTCTCACGCTTGGTTATGTCTAGCCAGATCTTCCAAACCGAAGTCGGGAAGTACTCAACTAGTGGTGGTCCAAATATGCTCAAAAACTCCCGCGCAGATGATGGCTTGAAATACTGGAACGGTGATCCTAGTAAATTTCATTTTACAGCTCACCAATTCTATTTAAACGGACAAAAACGAATGTTCTTGCTTTATAATGGCGCAGTCGTTAACAGTCCACGGTTTATCTTTAAAAAGAACACCGATTATATGCTCAACATGCTGGCGTTTGACGCTAACACAGCCCGTTTTACGGTCGAGTTAAGGAAGCGGAAGAAAGACTCTGCTAATCAAGATTATGACGAGATCCAGACTATCTTTGATAAGACTGGAAACCCAGCTTTTGATTCAACCAAAGCAGTTAAGAAATCGTTTAAATTCAACACAGGCGATTTTGACAATGGTTATCTATTGTTTTCGTACGAAGGAAATCCGACAGGCTGGTCTGGTCTATTTATGACTGAGCTTGACTTTTACGAAGGCTCTAGCCCTCGCTTATGGCAACCATGCCCAGACGATTCAAACGAGCCATTAGAAGCCGTCAGAACGCAAGTCACACAGCTTGCTGATTCGTGGGCAGTGCGTAACCTAAACAGTGCGGGTGACGTGCTAGGACAGATTAACCTCAATCTAGACGGATCAGTTAAGATTAACGAGGGCTTGATCTCGATCGGAGACAAGACCTATATCAAAGACGGGGTTATCAAAAGCTCCATGATTGGCAACGCTCAGATTGGCACGGCCCACATCGGAGAAATTGACGCAAGCACAGCACGACTTATCAACGTATCAGCTAAGAATATCACAGCAGATGGCCTGACCGCAAATCTTATCAAAGGTGGGAAGTTATCGTCTCTGAATGGCATTACTGATTTTGATCTGCAGACTGGCTGGATTGATATGAACATGGACGCTGTAGGAATTAGAAATAGTTTTAATGGGAAACCTTTGCAGTTTTTAATTTTTGGCCAAGGTTCCTTGAATGGTGTACCTTGTGCGTATACTCAGCTTATGAGTAACCGAAACCATGTGACAGGTATAGAACATACATCTGCTGGTATTCAGATCTGGAACGGTCGGCAAGGTGGCAATGTTCAAACAGCCATTACTTTTTATGGTAGAACGATGGACTTCGTGCCAAGCTCACAGGGTGGAGGTGTCTCTCTTAATACCGAAAGCAGAAAGCTTTTTGGGATGGACGATATTGTTATCAAAGGAAGCAGTCTTTCAGTTATCTTAGATGAGATCTTTGATAACTTCCGCAATCTTAATGGTGTCCCTGGTAACTATAGCAGAGGTTACTATCCTAATTGGAGATAGAAAGGAAATCTATGAACACAGTAGATAAAATTGTAAACGAGATCTCGCAGAAACTCGCAAACGCAATCGTAGAAGCCTCAAATTACAAGGTCTTATACGAAGAAGCAAACGAGGAATACAAGCGCGTAAACGAGCTATTAAGCAAGTTTAACAATGTGTTAGATAGCGATCAAGCACTCAAGGACCTCTTTGATGAGGCCTCTCAGAAATTAGAAGAAGGTAAATAATTATGGAATTTAAAATCATTAACAAATACTTGCAAGAAGAAGGTCGTACCTTCGTATCAATTCGCTCAGCGAACCCTTACACAGCCTTCGAGCGTGTCTTGATTGGAGACCGTACCAACGAATCAGATGAGGTGCTGATCCAGGCTGTACTTGGACAGGTTGCGACTGAATTTAATCCTGCTGATGGTGTTAAGAAATTACAAGAAGATTTGCACACGCAAGCTGAAAGCTATGAAGCTAAACTCGCAGAGAAGGACAAGAAGATTGCCGAGAATAAGGCTGTATCTGATTGGGCTGTTTTGGTGGCTGTTACCAACACAGAGAACCCACTTGATCCAACGCTCTATAGCCGTGGATTGGAACTCATTGAAGCTGGTCAAACTGGTAAAACGTATAAACCATACGACATTTTCACAGTAACTGATCCTAATCATATCGTGAAATATGGTGAAGGAAATCGTGTACTTGTCCAAGTAAATCAAGAGTTTACTTACAACAACGAAACCGTGGCCGATCTTGAAGGTGCATTGTCTCAAAATGGCAAGTTGGCAGTTTGGAAATGGACTGAACCTAAATCAGCAACAGCAACAGATCCTATGACTACTGCTACAACTACCACTACAGCACAGTAGAGAGGTGGTCGTTTGAGTTTGTCGGATTTGATCGCACACCTTGCCCCGACCATTGGGGTCGTAGCGACAGGTTGGTTTGGTATGAAGGCCAGCAAGTCTGCTAACCTCAATAAAGATCAATTTAACGAGTTAAAAGATGAGCTTGGTTCTATCCAAGAATCTGTCAAGGTCGTTAAAGAAGTAGGCAAGGATAACAATAAAAAAATAAAGTCGGTTAGTGATAAGTTAGTTGTCCACGATGAAGCTCATCTAGTCACTATGTATTTACGTCTAGAACGTGATATGACGGTCGCGATCAATCGAGGATATACGACTATACACGAATCCGACATTGTCCACAAAATGCATGATAGCTATAAAAAGCTAGGTGGAAATGGCTATATCGATAGCCTTTATAATAAATATGAAGCATTAGAAGTGAGGAATTAAAATGAACAAAATTAACTGGTCAGTACGTATCAAGAACAAAAACTTTTGGCTTGCATTAGTGCCAGCTTTGGCATTGCTATTTCAAGCATTCGCTGACATCTTTGGAATCAAGCTAGAATTTGGGCAAACCGTTGATAAAATCTTGGTATTTGTCAATGTACTATTTGCCTTCCTTGTTTTGGTCGGTGTTGTAAACGATCCAACCACTACAGGATTAAGCGATTCAACCCGTGCGCTTGGTTATGAAAAACCTAGCCAAGATTAATATATTTCTACTTGCAACCATCTATTTCTGGGTGGTTGCTTTTGATTTCAGAAAGGATAAAAAATTATGAGTGTACAACAATCGGTTGTTAATTGGTTTGTAAATCATCGCGGATTGCTTACTTATTCCATGCTGGGAAGTCGTAACGGTGCAGATGGTACAGCAGACTGTTCTGGGTCAATCTCGCAAGCTCTAAAAGAAGCTGGTATTCCTATTCAAGGTTTACCATCGACAGTCACGCTTGGCCAACAACTCGCAAATAATGGCTTCTATCGTGTGAGTATCAATCAAGACTGGGACGCTCAGACGGGCGATATTATCCTCATGAGCTGGGGTGCTGATATGTCATCTTCTGGTGGAGCTGGTGGCCATGTCGGAGTCATGATGGACGGTACATACTTCATCTCTTGCGACTACTCAACGCAAGGCGCAGCAGGACAAGCCATTAATACTTATCCATGGGACGATTATTATGGATGGAATAAGCCAGCATACATTGAGGTTTGGCGATATTCTGACACAGCACCACAAACTAACAACCAAGCCAACACAGCAGTACAACCACAAGAGAAGGCTTACTACGAAGCGAATGAGGTCAAATACGTTAATGGTATCTGGCAAATCAAGTGTGATTATCTCTGCCCGATTGGGTTCGATTGGACTCAGAACGGGGTCCCCGTGTCCATGGTTAACTGGGTAGATGAGAACGGCAACGACTTGCCAGACGGGGCAGATCAAGACTTTAAAGCTGATATGTACTTCTCATTCGCTGGCGATGAAGTCAATATCTCGGATACAGGAACAGGTGGCTATTATGGTGGTTACTACTGGCGCTTGTTTGAGTTTGGCCAATTCGGACCAGTATGGCTCTCTTGCTGGAATAAAGACGATCTGGTGAATTATTATCATTAAGGCGGTGAATTATGCGAATTAATTCAACGAATTTAAAACAATTTGAGGGTGGCGATGTCGTCAAGCAAGGCGACACAGCCTCTCTCTTTGGCTATGAGTTGCTAGATGAGAATTACAATCCAGTAACTGAACTAGAAGGTCAGGAAGCCACGATCACGCTTGCCAATCGGATTGGTAAGACTAAATTAACTGGTACGGTGACAGACCACAAGGTCAAATTCACACTTGGCAAAATCTTGCCAGTCGGTATCTACCAAGTCGAAATTACTTGCGGACATTATGTATTTCCGTCTGATAAGTCAACCGTTATCAAGGTAACACAATCAGCCGATGAATACACCTCAGATAGTCTGGAAGAGCTTCGACAACGAGAGCAAGGTGAGGAAATCCCTGATCTAACAGTACTATATAATCTAGCTAAAATTTGAAAGGATATATTATGACTTTAAACACAGAAAAATTAACACAATTCGCTCAAGCTGTCGGTGCTGACGTAAAAGAAATCAAAACCACGCTCGCAAGCAAAGCTGACAAGTCTGAGCTTGGGCAAGGTGGTATCACTCAGCAACAGTTAGACACGGCTATCGCTGGAGTTAAAACAGCCATTTTGGGCGATGGTGTACCAGAGGAATTGGACACGCTCAAAGAGATTGCTGACCGTATCGCAAATGGTGGTGGATCAGCAGATCAAGCAATTGTGTCTAAAATGACAGAGCTTGGTCAGAAGTTTACTGACCTTGAAAATACTGACTTTGTGAGCATTTACAACACAGCGAAATCTACCATCTAAGAAGGTGCTGAATGGATAAATTAGAACAAGCTATACAAGCCATTGGACAAGATATTGGGATTCTTCAAAATTCTTCGTTATCGCAAACCAGAGCTTACGAGTTATTTCCAACGTACGCCACGTTACAAGCACAGATGACTACCAACATCAAAGAGAAGCACGTAGACCTTGGTCTTGACGCTCTCATTGACACCAAGCTCCAAAACGGCGGTGATCCATTCGTCACACGCTCTAAACTCCCAACAGTGGACACAAGCCAACTCGCAAGCAAAAACGACTTGGAAGAGCTGAAACGTTCAGTCGGATCTGGTTCTGGCGGATCTGGAGATTTGAAAGGTCAAGGCTTTCCGTATGAGCTAAACGCTGAGATCGGTACAACTTACATTGATACCACGGCCAAGAACGGAGCTTTTAAATGGATCAAAAAGCGTGCTGGTGCTGGACAGAATAACTGGGTTATTCTCGCTGGCGATACTGGACGAGTGAGAGCAAGAAATATAAATTCTGCTCTCGGTGAGTCTTATATGGAATTTAGACGGATCAATTCGACTGTAGAGATCAACTTTGGCGGTCTGTCTTGGGGCTGGTTTGGAATCAAACGCAAAGGAAGTGCTGGATACGTAGCACAACCAACAGACCGCGAGAGAAATGTATACATTTTACCAGTTGGTGGCGTCCCGCTCGGCTTTCGTCCAACTGGCTCTAAATTAGGTATGATTACCAATGATAAGGGCCAACGACTTGGAACTTGGTATTTAGGCGGTCCGACAGACGGCAATCAATTCCGTTTGCAATTCGATGATCCAGTACCAACGGATCGGGATATTGGAGATATTCGCTTCTCGAGTATTGTATATATCACAGATGACCCGTGGCCAGAAACTCTATAATAAGACTTACACCCTCCCAAATTGGGAGGGCTTTTTTATTTGCTCTGAAACTAGTTCCAGATTAAAAAAACTTTAATTATTTTGATAAAAATACTTGACGAACGTAAAGCATTATGATATACTGTAATCAAGATAAAGGAAAAGAGGAAATCAAAAATGATTAAATGGACAGGGAAAAGCACAGATAAACGCTGGATCAAAACAGTCGAAGCTGAAACATACTATGAATTAATGGAAACACTAGTCGAAAAAGGCTATATCGGAGATTATATCGACAGCGATTCACAATTATTCCATGAATTGGCTTACGTATCGCCAGTCGTTGCGGATTTAGAAGATCGTTTGAATGATGAAGGCCAAGCAGAACAAGCCCTTGAAGACCTTGAAAATTTTGATTGGGGCAGCGTCTTTGAAACAATGACAGATCAACAATTCCAAACCGCTATTGCTGGTTGCACTAGTCAAGCATACTATCAAGAATTTGAGGTGGTTGAATGATTATCAACACAGAACGTGTCAGAATGGTCTTGATGAACAAGGCCATCTCTGGCTATGCACTTTGGAAAGCAACAGGAGTATCACAGACTGCCATTTCACGCTTGCGGTCTGGACATAAGAAGTTTGAAGATTTAACACTTGAAACGATCTGCAAGATCCAAGCATGGATAGATGCTGGTAACTATACATTTAGTTACGATTATAGCGATTTGCTGGACGAACTGACCTCAGACATCAAAGAGGGATTGACTGGAGAATATCTGTATGTTGTGCGAGGTGACTATAACGAAATCATGGAGAAACGCATGATTATTGATTATTATTATAGTCCAGATGAAATTGAAGAAGGTGATATTGCTGAGAAGATGCTGACCGCTGCAGTCGTGAAAGAAATGCGAAAAGATAGCAGTATATTTTAAAATGTGCTATAATATATACGATAATCGAATACTATCACTCACTTAAAACCACTAGCCCCAACTAGTGGTTTTTCTGTTATAACGGACATTTTTCAGATTGTCTATTTAAACGAAAAATAATAAATTTACTTTCCTTGTTTGAAATGCTGGTGGTTTTATTGATCATCAGTGTCCTATTGTTGCTCTTTGTGCCGAATTTGACTAAACAAAAAGACTCTGTGAAAGAGACAGGAAATGCCGCTGTTGTGAAGGTGGTTGAAAGTCAGGCAGAACTCTATGAACTCAATCATACTAACGATAAGGCTAGCTTATCAAAACTTATTTCTGAAGGCAATATTACCAAAAAACAAGCAGACTCTTATCGTGCTTATTATGCGAAAAATAGTGGAGAAACACGTGCGGTTGCAGATTAAGGCTTTTACCTTGGTGGAGACACTCTTGACCTTGGTGATTGTAAGTTTCATTTATATGGGTCTAGCAGGATCTGTCAAGACTAGTTTTCAGCAGGTGGAGGAAAAAGTATTTTTTGCAGAGTTTGAACACCTTTACCAAGAAAGTCAAAAGATCGCTCTGGCAAAGCAGACAGAGTTAGATCTAGAAGTGAGTGCCAGTGAGATTCGTACGCCTTACCAGACGGTGAGCATTCCTGCATCGGTGAGTGTACAAGACCCGAAAACGATTCAATTAGACCGAGCAGGTGGGAATTCCTCCCTTGCAAATCTTCATTTTACTACACAGAGAGGAGTGGTGACCTATCAGCTATCGCTTGGTAATGGAAAAATTAAAAAGAGTATCCAGCCCCGCTAG